TACCTCTCTTTTTTGTTTCAGTTTGCGTGAGTGACTGTTGCAAAAATTGCAACAGTCACTCTGACTTCCTTTTTTTTGTTTTTACATTTTCAAAAAGTCTTCTATATCTATGTACTCAATACCGAAATTCTCCGCACATTGTTTGTCGGAGTCCGAGAAGTCACCTTCTTTTCCGCTAGCATCACCTATCATTATCAGCTCACTTTTCTTCCAAGAAGAATACGACTCAAGCATTCCTGTATTTGGCTTTCTCATTTCTATCTCTGCATGCGATGGGCAATACATAGAGTTGACGAAGATATTTCGTCCGGTATGATTGCGAAGATATTTTTGCATAAAGCTTTCAATAGCCTTAATCTTGCCGATAAAATCCTGTTCGTCAACAAATTGAGGGATGCCTCCTTGGTTTGAGACTATTTCAACATAGTAAAGAGTAGGGAATGCATCTACAATCTTATCCAAAACCTCTTTACGGATTTTGAAATCTGTTACATCTGTAGGAAAGGTGTTTCCTGATATAGTTGTAATAATCGTGTCGTCTAAATCAATGAATAATACTTTTTTCTTGATTAAATATCCTTTTTCTGTCATAATTTTGCTTTTTTTCTATATTGATATATTAATATCTTTATCTACGAAAATTAAGTTTGTAAAACACAGTTGTTTCGGTGTGTCTCACCATTTTTATTACAATGCAAAGATACGACAAAAAAGATGGCTTTGCAAATAAATTAATGCAAATTTTAAAACGTTATCTGTTTTTAATGAAATCATTAACAATTCTCTCTATGGTGTCTTGCTTGATAGCTATAGGGGCATCACCTTGATATTCTATCACTTGGTTGCCGCATTCCTTCCAAAATAGGTTACTATTGATGCGTTCGCCATCTACCAAGATCCAATCCGGATGATGTTCAAACGAATGCATATTAGTTAGCGGAACGAGAATGAATAATTTATTCTCCATCTTGTTTACGAGTACCGACAAGTCATTATCATCAAATGTAATGATAACTCGATTTTCATTCTCAGATAGAACGTTAAAATCCTCATTAAAACGTTCATAAAGGTAATTTTTGATTTTCGAACAACTCATATTCTTGTAATTTTATAGGAGGGCAGATGGAAAAATCCAAGGTCTGCCCACCAAGTTAAACTTATAAGGAAATCTTCTATAATATCGACTGACAGAGCCATCCCATAAGATAGCATGGTTCTTCGCCTTGCATATCTATTCCCAGATGGTTGCATATATGTGCTACTACATGAAACATTTCATGTGTGAGACTATTTATATACTCACCTTCAGAAGTAGATTTGCAAATGAGCACAACACTTGTTTTCTTTGAAACATTTGTGTATGTCAATCCTTTGTTTGAAGAATCGGTTGAAATGTGGTCGTATGCATCCAATAATGGTTGCCCCTTACAATCAATGGAACTTAGTAAGTCCATAGCTTCGTCAACATCTTCTTGATTAGCTACATGACATACAATCACATTCCAATCGTATTTCTCCAAGTAAATTTCTTGTTTAATCATAATACATCATCCCATGGAATGCCGATACCATTATGGTTGCAATCGGCATAAAATCTATTGAAAATAAATCCGTCCGCTTGGTCTGGGTCATCCACCATATCCTTAATGAATTGAGCCAAAGCAGCTTCGTCCTTTAAAGAGGACTTAAAGAAATCGGCTCTAGCCATGTTTGCGACATAGACGAAATCGTAATTGTCGGCATTCTCCAACTTTACGTTATTGACTTTAAGAAGTTCCTCGACTGTATCTTTTTCTGTCGGTTCAACTTTTTCGAGCTTACCAGTCGTTGCGTTTGTCTTGCGCATTAAGGTAATAGCCCAATCGCACATCTTTTTATTGAAGTGCCAGCCATTGTAGCGAAGGTATGCAATCATCCCTTCAGGCTTCATATCGTATGCGTCAAGTGGTATTTTGTATCTTCCCATAATAAAAGCTTTTAAAGGAGGTGGAGATTTCTCCCCACCTCAAAGTGTAATACTAATAGCGATAACCGCCACCTCTGCGACCACCATGTCTTTCACCATAGCGGTCATCATCGTCATCCCAATTGTCTCGGTAATCCGGCATTGGGTTTCTGTGACCCATTCGTCCATACTTGTCATCCCCCATTTCATCAATGCAGTGCATGAGTTTACCACCATACTTAAGCATCTTCTCTACAAGTTCTGACATTTCATTTACCTTGTTTTCGGTAATTTCTATCATGTATCCCATAATGATTTACTTTTTTGTATTAACTTTTTCCAAAGCCACTGACAACATAGACTTAATATCGGTCAAAGTTCCCTTCATTCCGCTAACCTCGCTTTTGAGGTTATTGATGTCTTCTTCCTGTTGTCTGTCTTTGGCTATTTGTGGATTCAATACGGCACGCATCTTTGCGCACTCTTCCATAACCTTTTTGTGGTATGGCTCGCTTTCCACAATCTCCTTAGAATGCCGATACATAGCCTCAACTTCCGCATCCATAGCTTCACGGCTTTCAGAAACCACGAGGTTTTCCGAATTTGCAATTTGCATATTGGATGGGAGTTGTTTGAACTCCATTTGTTCATTAGGCAATTTTACGACAACATCAACGGTAGTCTCCATTGGTTGTGGGTTGAATTGCCCAGGAGTATATGTTGGGAACTTAGGTTGTGGGTTACTGACCGATACAACCTGTCCGATTTTAAGACTTGGGTTTTCACCCTTGTCAAGCACATAGAATATGCTGTTAGGTCGAAGTCCTTGAAACATAGCTTTGTAATGTTAATTGTTAAACAATACCCGTCATTAGCTGAAGGGTGTTAGTATCTCGCTCGAACCAAAACTGATAAACTCCAGTTCCTGCAATGTCGGCTACCGTCAAAGGATTGCCGTTGAACTTAGTTACAGCTTGGGTTACGCCATTGGTCTCGAAAAGGATTGGCAGCGTATTTGTCGTACCAGTCGGAATAGCTTGATATAGGTTCACAAAGATAGTTCCCCTATAGTTAGCATTCACGAAGGCGTGGTTTCTGAACGAGAAAACGACATTTTCGGTGTTCACCACCACGCCTGTAGATGCGATAGCTGCCGAGCCGTTACGATTAACCCATGCAAAAGGTCTCATCCATAACATAGCAGCCTCCTTTCCTAATTAACCCCAAAAGCTTGCATTGTTGACACCATTCAGACCATATAAGCCTGTTTGCCAAGCAACGCAATTTGGAACAGCAGTAAATGGACTGTAGCTGGTTGTAACAGTTGATGGAAGCTTACACTTGATACCATCTACCTCTTTTTGCAAGCCAGCCAACATAGCGTTGACAGGTGCCATAGCTTGACCTACAATCTGCGAAGTCATGGCAGAAGACTTATAAGTTCCATTCTCTTCACGAAGATGGTCTATCTTGTCCTGCATATCTCTGAGTTCTGCTTGGCGTTGGCCATTAACTACGGTCTGAGTACTATCTTTAATAGCATTCAAAATGTCGCATGTCTGACCTTTAGTTTCGAAAGCAACATTAGAAAAACCTCGTTCCTGACTTACGGCTACATTGTTGATGGCATTCTGCAAAGTGCCAGTCTGCTGACACATAGCCAACTTGACGTTTCCGTCCATAGCCGTAATATTGTTATTTACACGGCAGCAGCAGTCAGCGAGTTGTGATGCAATCTGCATGTTACCTTGCTGAAGAGCGTTGATGGTTTGCATTCCGCTCATACCTACTTGGTTGCCCACGTTCTGGACTTGGGTTGTCAAGGCAGAGATTGCTTGTTGAATCTGTCCTTCAGTACAATTGAGCTGAGTAGCGAGATTACTGAGTGCATTACGATTGCCACCGATAGCATCCATAAGCAAGGAACGACCATAGTCATTGTTGATTTCATTGGCAAGACCTGCGCCATTGCCACGGCCACCAAAGCCGAAACCATTACCGCCCCAACCACAGAAGCAAAGGATAAAGAGCAGCCAAATGAACCAAGAACCATCGCCATTGCCGAATCCGTTATTACCCTTCATCGCAAGAAGAACGTTTGGGTCAACGCCTCTCTGTTGGAGCAAAGGAGCTATCAAGCTCATCATTCCTCCATTGTTACCTGAACCCTCTGGATTAAAAACATAAGTTTTTGATGTCTCCATAAGAATAATCTTTTTGTGTTAAACCTTAATTAAACTAACTCTATGTAACGTTACGGCTGCAAAGTTACGAATAATAAGGATAAGATAAAATAACTCTATCAAACTTTCTTTTAATCACTAATAATCAAGTAGTTAAGGTGATAGGAGGTAATGTCATACTTCCGGATGCATGGAAATCAAAGGCTTGTTTGCAAATTCCGTTTGCAGAAAACGAAAAATGCAAACGGAAATTAAGCACGCACAAACTTGAAACCAAATTTTTCAGTATAGTATTCCTCTTTAGGGTGTCTTTTTGTCTCGGAGTCATAGCAGAGAATAAACGGCTCACCCTTAGAGTAGAAATAGTTATAAGACTTTCGCAAATACATCTTTGCATTCAAAGCCTTTGGGGAGAGCTTTCTTATTCTTAACCTAGTTTCTTGAGGCTTACCCGACATTACTCTAAGTTCATCCATTTTGTATTGCATGTGAAGTTTTCTTCCTTTGCTTGCATATCTTTCTTTATTCCAATAGTCTCTTAGAGACTTGTTTCGTTCTTTACGAATCCTATTTATCGTTTCTATATCGTGTTTCAAGCCAAGCTTACTGACTTGTCCTAATATTGTAGACTGAGGAATATTCGTTACTTCTGAGATTTCTCTCGCTGTCATCGTTTGGTACATGTCGGAGATTTTGCGGATAGTCTCATTATTCAATTTATTGTCTATTTTCGTTCCACCTAAAATAGTGATATACTTGTATAATGTATGTAAGGTTACACCAGCAGCCTTGGCTACTTCCTTTCGTGGGTAGTCATTGATGTGGGCTTTGATATAGTCCATCTGTTCTTGTGTTAATCTTCTTGGCATTCTTCGTCCTCCTCAAAAGAAAATCCGTATTTGTTCTTGTAGAATTCTTCATCCATTCTGCGAGTATTCCGGTCATAACCTAAGATGTATGGTTCACCTTCAAAAGCAAAATACCCATACTTATTTATAAGATGGTACTTGGCATGATATGATTTTATCGGCATTTCTGAAAATTTGAATTTCGTCTGCTGCGGAATACAGGATATAACTCGGAATTTCTCCATCTGCATAGTTCTTTGCCAGCTTTTCACCCTTTTGCCAATAGTTGCTTTATCATATGCTTTTTTTAAGTTAGCCAAACTATTCTTTTTAAGTCTTTCGATAGTTTCTTCTGAATGAGTAAGCTTTAGCCTTTTAGCAGCCTTGCCTACCGTAGACGGATGGCAGCCTACAATTACTGCAATCTCTCTGACCGAATGGTCAGGATATAGTTTTGTGATTTGTTCATCACGTTTCTTGTCGGGTTGCGGAACAGGTCTTTTATGTTCGATTTTACAATTGCAATCATGTAGAATCTTATACAAGAATTTCACGCTGACACCCATTCTTTGTGCCAACTTGTATCTTGGCCGTTCATTTATGTGCGCCTTAATAAAGTTTATTGTGTCTTGTTCTATAACTTTCATTTTTATTCAGTTTTTGTGGTGTGTCTCACCTGTTTTTTGCAAAGATAATGAGATTTTATTGGCAGAGCAAATATTTTAATGTGTTATAACTTAGTTTAAGGAAAAATTTAATTATTTGCACAAAAATTAATTGTGTAGTTTTCTGACTCGGCTATTTCCACATTATTATATATAAATAGCTATCTTTGCAACAAAAAACACAAAGAAATGACAGCGGAAACTATTCAATTAATACAGACGGGAATTAATCTTCTTTGTGCATCGGGTGTAATCTCAACGCTGCTGTACTATAATAGTAGAAAGCGAAAGGAGGCGGCACTCGCATCACAGGAAGAGAATAAGACTATTTCATCATATGCCGATGAGTGGAAGGCTCTCTATGAACGTTCCAACGAGTCGGTCGTTAATCTTAACAGTAAAATAGATGAATTGTATGAGGAAATCAATCAGTATCGTATTACCATACGCAATCTTAGGGATGAGAAGAACGATTTGAAGCTTACCTTGCATGAGGCACAATGGAACAGATGCATCAAGGATGGATGCCAACTTAGAACCCCACCAAGAAAGCGAGAATCCTTAGAAACGTTGGTTGAAAAGGAAGAAAATGAGATATATCGTGACAGGGAGGATTAAAATATGGTTAAGTATCTGAAATTACTCATACAAGTTAATAGCGGACATTCAAGCAAGGCATTCTTCTTAGTGTCCGTTACTCTGATAGGTCTCTTGATGCTCCTGGTTGTCTGCTTTATCTTAGTGTGGGAAGTGGTGACTTATGGGACGATCAAGACCGATTTGATGGGGTTAAGTGCATTTGTTGGTAGTGTAGCTAGTTTGTTCGTCACGGCTGGCATTACCAAGACGATAGGGGAACGTGGCGAACATCAAAACATAAACGACAAATAGACTATGGCAGACTCAAGTATTTTACAACCATTCATCCTCTCATTCGAGGGTGGATATTCTAACAAAAAGAGTGATAGTGGAGGCGCAACGATGAAAGGCGTGACTCTAGAGACGTTCCGTAAAGTTTATGGTGCTAGTAAGACTGCATCGGACTTGAAGAAGATAACCGATGAACAATGGCATCACATATTCAAGAAATATTATTGGGATGCTTGCAAGGCTGACCAAATCAACAACCAGTCGGTGGCTAATCTCTTGGTTGACTTTGCTTATAATAGTGGAGTAAGCAGAGCCGTACAAAAGATTCAGACTATCGTAGGAACAAAAGCTGATGGTATCATGGGTAATATGACTTTAGCTGCTATCAATTCATACAAACAAGGTCAATGGGCGTTGTTAGATAAGTTGAAGGTGTCACGAATTGCCTTTCTCAATGCGATTGTGAACAATGACCCAAAGCAAAGTGTGAACCTGCATGGATGGCTTCGCAGGGTTGGAAATATACAATATGGAAAGCTCGTATGTAATACCGGAAAGATAATCACTTGGTAATCTTACGAGACACAGGCTCAACTAAGGCATTAGTAAGACCATCATTCTTAATTGGGTGGTGGTTTTTTCTTCACTTTTGAAATTTTGAAAAAGAAAGAGTGGGCGAAGAAATCGTTCCTTTTGGTTTTATTTGTACCTTTGCACTCAAAAAGGAGGTTGATATGGAGCTTAGATTTGACTGGTGGCGTTGGCTCGTTACCATATTGGTAGGTTTCTTCATCATGCTGATGATGTACGGATGCCGGACAACAAGATATATAGAAGTGGAAAAGGTGGTGCGAGACACTACTACTTACGCCCATTGGGACTCAATTATCAACGAAAGGGTCAAGCTTATTCGGGACAGCTTGCTATCTTATCATTGGGAGCAGACCGAAAAACAGGTTAAGGATTCCACATACATAAAGGATGATGTCAAGACAAGGGTAGATGAGAGTGGTAAGGTGCTAGGTAAGGATTCTACTCATATAGAGATTAGATACAGGGACAGCAAGGAACTATCCAAGGTTCGTGATAGCCTTATTCATTATAAGGAGATAGCAGAGCGAGCGAGTATATATAAGGCTCAGAGGGATAGCCTAAACAGAGAATTGAGTATTGCCCAGACCAAAAAGGAATATATTGAGAAAGACTTGGAGGGATGGGATTTGTTCTATTGGAAATTCGGTATGATTTCCTTTTGGGTCGTTTCCTTGATGCTGGTTACAATGATTTTCTTTCTCACGGTAAAATATAAGAAAAAGTTATTTTATTAGGTTGGTTTTTAGTTATTAAGGTTTTAGATTGGTTTAAGGTAACAACTTATGGAGCAGCTGCCAGTGATGGTGGTTGCTCCTTTTTTTTGTCTTGAAAATGCCTTAGAGTGTAAAATGTTAAAATTGCAAGCGGCTTAATGTATTTGTAGTTTTGTATACGTAACTAAAATTGTGTTATGTGTTAAAAATGCGCAATTAGAGTAGAATAATACATTAAAGCTCTTGCAGTTTGAAAATAAATTAGTATCTTTGCAGCGTGCTTTGTTGGTGCTGACACGCTTACAAGAATCAATAAGATTTTCCGTGGCGAAAGCCATACCACGATAATCCTTACCTAGATTTCGGTGTCAGACGAATGAAGGGTAAGGATTTCTTTTTAGAATCCTTGTTTTGAGTCGAAACATTCTTAGATTGCTCTAGGTTAGCAATGGGCAATAATTGTTGGAGTAGGCGAAACACAGATAAGGTAAACAAATAAGGAATTTATGGGAAAGCATTATTTACACATACGTATGGACTTGGTAAAGAAGTATACCTATGGTGCGTCATCGCAAGAAGTGAAAGCGCACAAGGAGACTCTTTGCTTTGCCATTTGGTGTAAGATGCAACGCAGAAATTCTGTAATATTTAACTTAACCATCAAGGATGTAAAGAAAAAACTCGGTGTAGGCTATCCAAAGGCAAGAAAATTGCTAAAGGATGTCAAGGAGGATGGACTCTTTACAGAACTTGGTAACGGGCGATTTATCGTGAATACGTTCCGTGATAAAGAAAAGAAGCCCAATAAAAAGGGCGGTCGCTTTCAAGGGGCTTACGTTTGTCGTATTCCTATTAGTAAGGACTATAAGCTAAAGGAGTTATATTCTATAGTCAACAATATTTTGTACACATCGGTTATTAGTGGTGCTCGTCAAGACTGTTTTAACGTTGGCAACAATGATTGTGCTTGGCATCAACTAACTACTAACTCGTTTGCAAAGGTTGTGAATATGGGTCATGGCTCTATATGCCGAATCAAGAAGAATCTTATCTGCGAAGGTAAGATTAAGTCCACGTATGCGGAAATGCACATGGCAGATGATAGAAACGAGGGAGAGATGGAACGAACATTGCAAAGGTTTGGTCGTAGGAACTTTACGTTTAACGTAGGTAACCTGCACTATTTAATTATACCTTGCTCTTACTCTTTTGGAGACCGAGAGACTTCTATTGCTATCAAGCACAGAATCTATGGTTATAAATTGAAGGGACATCGAATGCAAATAAAGGAAAATGGCACAATAGGAAATCTACCTGATGACTTCTATGGTGGGTAAGTTCTATTTTGGACATTTTCATATTAGTAGTTAGTTGGAATAAGTATAGGAGTCTTTAAGAGGCTAACGTGTTCCTTGATATATTACGTGTTATTATTATATATACGAGATTATGAAGAAGATAGAAGAAAAGTACTTGGAATCAGAACATCAAGTTAGAGCTTATGATGTTTATCTGAGTTCATATCGTGTGAAAGGTGCAAATCGAGTGTTGGCTTATAGTCGATTGTATGATGGTGACAAATTCATTCGTGACAACTTCCTGGTCAACGAGCAACAAGCCGACAAAATAGAGGCTATGTTTGACTTGGTTAATAGAATATTGGAAACTTGTAAGGATATAGACTTGTTTACGATTCGTGTTTCAAACAAAACTTTTGCGAATTTAGTGAAGAAAGCTGACTTTGCGGAAGAGTCTAATCGCTACTTTGGCAATATATCTAGATTTAAACGTCTGCTTGGCAAGAGGGAGGTGATAATTGTTATTCCCAATTGGTGTACCGCAAACAAAAAAGATTATGCTATTGACGAAATGGCAAAGGATTTGTATGCGAAGATACCATCTTCCCGAGTCTTTTCGGGTTTCTGTATAAAGAAAAATTGGATAGAAAAGGGCTTTATCGAAGATTTGTGGGACTTGTTATGGAAAAACGAATGGAGACAGAAAGATGGAAACTATTGTGATGATTGGCGAACATTGGCAGGTGCTTACAACTCCGTTTTGCGAACAGGCAAGAATGCAAAGTATGGAAAGGTTCAACCTAAGAAAGAAGAAACTGTTGTGGAAAGAAAAAGGCTTCTTCCAAACTATATTTGCTATACAGATGGCAGCTGCGATAACTATTCCACCCATAAGGCAGGTGGTTCTGCGTATATTGTTGTGAATACATCTACAGGTGAACTTGAAAAGGTCAAGACACACCATTGCTTGCATACTACCAATAATAGAATGGAGATGTTAGCGATAATATCAGCCGTTAATTATTGCCCGAAAGGTTCTGTCATAGAGGTTCGAAGTGATTCCAAGTACGCATTAAAGATGTTCCGCTATACAGATTGGGAAATAGGCGCAGATATAAAGAACACAGATTTAATCAAGTTGTATCGTAAGTGTGCAAAGGATAAGCTTGTTATTTTGACTTGGGTAAAGGGACATAATGGCGATGATTTGAACGAGCAAGCGGATTGCTTGGCTTTTGGTGCATATGAGAAAGCATTAAAAGAGAATGGCTTACCAATGGCTCCTGAGAAGTATCGTGCTATGAGACGAGGCAAGCAGACGGTGTTTGAAACAGATAATTAAAGATAAATTTGATTTATTATGAAAGAGTTAAGTTTTGATAAGCTATACGTAAAGTTTAGCAATTTATATTGTGAGTATCGTAGTAGAAAGCAATTCTTGAAGTGGTTGAAATCCTCAAAGAATCTTTCTGAAGAGTTGTTTGAAGTAACGCCAAGTGAAGGTGGTTCGTTTGACGTTGTGTTGTCTTTTGAAGAGATAAAGGATGTATTCCCGATTATGGAGAATTCATTGCCTAAGTACGAAAACGATATAAAGCAAGTTCTTTTGGCTATAAAGGAAATGGGACAGCTTGAAGTTGCAAAGATATGGCATGAGGACGATTGGGGTGATGGCTTTGTAGAGGATTTTTGTAAAACCCATGATATTTAATGAAGATACGGACGTTTGAACTTTGTGCCGGATATGACTCTCAACTGATGGCTTTAGAGCGGTTGAAGAAGAAATATTCTGATTTCGATTACGAGTGCATCGGATGGTCTGAGATAGAGCCAAATGCAATAGCTTTGCATAATGTTTGCTTTCCTAGTCTATCCGGCAAGAACTTTGGTGACATGACCAAGATAGATTGGAGCAAGGTAGCCGATTTTGACTTGCTGACATATTCAACACCTTGCCAGTCTGTTTCGCAAGCCGGAAAGCAGAAAGGAATAGAGGAGGGAAGCAATACACGTTCCTCTATCCTTTGGTTCACAAGAAACGCCATTATTACCAAGAGACCGAAATACCTCTTGATGGAGAATGTAGAGGCTTTGGTTCAAACAAAGTTCATTGGGTTCTTTAATAAGTGGCGCAAGGAGTTGGAATCCTACGGATATGTTAACTATGCTAAGGTGGTAAATGCAGCCGACTGCGGTGTTCCTCAGAACAGAAAGCGTGTCTTCATGCTCTCTATACGAAACGATGGTGATAAGATAGATTATCATTTTCCGAGAAAGACAAAACTAGAGAAACACTTGGTTGATGTCTTGGAGGAAAATGTGGATGAGAAGTACTTTTTTAGTGATGACTTGCTATGTAAAGAGAAATTTGTATCGAATGAATGGAAAGAACCTATGAGTGCAGCTATAAGAACTCGTTCTGAGGGGAAGTGGATAAAAGGCGAAAAGCATAGTTCAAAGGTCGAACTTGGAAAGAACATAGCCAATACCATTACATCTGCGAGCAAGGACTCCTTGGTTGTGCTTGGAGAGACAAGGTTGCGCATTAGGCGTTTGACTCCGAGAGAACTCTTCCGCTTAATGAACGTTGACGAAGAATACATAGACAAGATGCTTGAAAGTGGAGTGTCGAAGTCAAGTCTTCAAAAGGCTGCTGGAAATTCGATTGTCGTAGCTTGCATGGAGAGGATATTCAAGGAACTTTGGTTTTCTGAGAGTAATGTTAAGGTCGCTGATGATGGTCAGCTATGCTTATTTTAAATATTGACGATATGATGTTTTTAAATATTAACGAGAAAAAGGAGAAAGCAAATGCTATCTCATACAAGATAGATGAGTACATCTGGGGACGAAAGGATTTTGTTACCGATTGCCCCTATGGTGAGAAAGGCAGATACACCAATGCAATTAATAAAGTTGGTGATTTGGGGTGTAATACTTGTGAATGGCAGGTAAGACATGACCCAAGTACGCAAGTTGTGATGTGCTCCCATCCAAAGGTGTAGAAGAGCGAGATTAATAAACTTTTTAAGGATATGTGATATGGATAAGGAGAAAGTAAAGAATGATTACGAGAATGCTTGCAATGCTTACTTGAAGGCATTCTGTGAGAAGCATGAATTTTACGGATTAGATAATCCGGAGACATTTTGGATAGGTGACCAAGTTGGAGGAATAGCTAATTGTGGCGATTTGACTTTCGATATGGCTACTATTGTAACAGATATTGAAAAGGAAGCTCCCGAAGAAGAGTTGTTGAAGTGGTACGATTATACTATTGAAGCTAGAGAGTTCAATTTGCCTGTTCCAAACTTCGACCATTGGCTTATGGGGTGTCCTATAACACCAAGTAAATGGTTCGAGATTATGCGAGCAAAGCGCAAGGAATTTGAGGACTTGTTGAAACAAGAAAATGAAAGGTTGAAAAATGGAAAGAAGTAATCTTTTTAATCATTTGTTGAGGATATTTGATGAAGGTCTCAGTATGAAGACTACCGAACTTGAATATGGTACACTTGAAGTTACTGTAGAGAATCGAAGCCAAGACAAGAAAATCACATTCTTAGCAAAGGGTATGGAGGATGCCAATCAGAAAGCAGCGGAATGGCAGGTTGGACAAATGCTCTTGAATTGCGATGATTTCGAGGAGATTGTTATGTTCTTGGCTCAAAGAAAAAAACTTAAAAAGGAAATGCCAAATGGATAAGAATTTTAGAAGTTGTTTTTGTTGCGTCCATTTCTTGGTAATACAAAATACAAGTATAGGAAATATTTTGAAATGCAAGAAAGGTAGCACTACGAAAGTACAAGGGAAGCGATTGACAGAAATCGCTGCAAGATGCAAAAATTACAAAGCGTGAGGCACACGTTAAAGAACATAGTAAGATAAAATTAAGGATAAAGGTAATTGGCCGCATGAGTATTTGAGAAAGAGAAAAATGTAAAAAGTTTAAAATAAATGGTAGAAACTATATTAAACAATTAAAATACATTAATAATATAAAGAAACACATTAAAACGCTTGCATGTTTCGAATATTCTTTGTATCTTTGCATTGCAATTAAGAAATAAAGGTTATTAATTTGAAAAGGTGAGACACACCATAAAAACTGGGAATGATGACAAAAAAGGAAATAATAAAACAATGGTTGGATGAGCCGAAAGTGAGATATTGTAATAATTCTAATTTCACTTTGGGTTATGGTGATGGCTGGGATTGGGTTAAAGATGTTCTACGACCAGCTATCACGAAGAACGCTATGTTTCTCAGATTCTTGGAGTATGGTTTCCGTGAGATAGAAGAGTTTTTGAAATCAAAAACCGGAAAACCGAGCGAAGAGGATTGTTCCTTGTATTCTGTTGGATATAAGGATGGTGTCAATGATGCCATGATTGCAATTAAGAATAGATTTGAAAATTTAAAATAGGAGGTTAAATGGATTTAGGAAAGGCGATTAAGACAATGAGGGTAAGCAAGGGCTTGACCCAACGACAACTTGGTAAGGCTATCGGTTGTAGTGAGACAAATATGTTGTTTATGGAGACCGGAAGAACGTTTCCACGTAAGAGTAAGATTGATGCAATATGCAAGGTATTGGAGATTCCGATGTCTTATTTGTTGATGTTCTCTATTACACCGGATGATATTCCGGAAGATAAGCAGAGTTTGTATACAAGCATCGTTGAGCCGATGCGTAACGAATTTATTAGGGAGTTGTTGCGATGAAGAGATGCTATTATTTTGTGGCTAAGTATGTCAAGAATGGCATAACACGTACATGTACAGGTACACAAGAGACGATTGATGGCTATTTTGATTTCGTCAGTGCTGGAAATTTTATAGCACAGAAACATAATGTTGATTCAAAAGACGTAATTGTAACTTTTTGGTCTGAGATTAATTCAGTAATGTTAGATAAATATAAAAAGCATTAGAAAGCATAAAAAATGGTTGAATTCGAGTATGAAGGCAGTATCATTTGGAAAAATTACGATTTCCATTTTATGCCTTGTGTAGGTGATAAAGTCGTGATTAACAATCTTACATACAAGATTAAGTCTCGTGTGTTCAAGTGCCAAGGAAAGACAGTTAAAGTTGTTTTAAAAAAGGTTGATAATGAAAATACGAATAGTTAAATATGTTTGTGCCGATGGAGTAGAAAGAGGTATCTTGGAGTACCGTAACCATTGGTGGGAGAAGTGGGAGCCATTGCATCAGGACGGAAAGCTGGCTTATGTTTCATATATGGGAACGAAACCATATAAGTCATTGCAGGAAGAGTGCTTTGATGTACTTGGATTGAATGAAGAACAGATAAAGGTGCGTGAACAGATGTCCCGTTATATCTTGGATGCAGAAGAGGTATATGTTGGTGCTAGAATAGGCAACGAATATTATATCGGCTATGATGTTGATAATGATGAGAGTCTTGAAACGCTTAGAAATTTGGAGGAATAGTTATGATCGGAAAGATTTTTTCGGTTAATACCGATATTGTATATCGTAGAGAGGAGAGTTTGAATCTCTTCGAAGGCAAGAAAAAACTTGATAAGGTGGTGTCTGGTCGGGTATTCAAGGAACAAATCAAGTTGCTTGGTTTTACCATCAGGACAAAGTATTTTTATCAGATTTGCTGTCCACAAGTCAATATGAATGATACCCATGAGGTTATTGTATTGAATAAGGTCGAGGATTTGGTAAGGACAGAGTGCTATAACAAGGTTGTTGAATATTCTAATAGAAAACATCATGCCTAGTGTTAATTGTTTCAGAAGAGTCTTGTTGAACGTAGGTGGCAAGAAGATAATTGTCAGTGTGCCGCATGGAATGACCGAAACCGAAGTAAACAAGGTTATGATTGTTACTAGAGGTTATCTTCAGCAATATGTCTATGTTGAAATGGTGTTGGCAGAGTGCTTCATGCAGAAAATCGAAAAGAGTATTCTGAAGAAGAAATGCGTTAGGTTTGAAGTGAAGAAGAAGTGGGTGGACTGCAAGAAGAACCTTCGCAAGGCGATTAAGTATTATGACGCTTATGTTCCTAATGCAGATTTCAATAACGAATTCGCAATGACGTTCTATGACAAGATTAGTGAAGACTTGTACAAGTTGCGAGATAAGCTTGCGGTGAGGTTACAGAACTTAGGGATTGGTGAAAAATCGGGAGTTTATGCGAATGCAATCATCCTGTACAATCTGACCAACCTTTGTTTGGGAACTTACGAGAATATCATCCGTAAGCTGTATGAAGATTTGCATGTTAACTTAATGCAAGCGTTCAAGGATTTTGCTCCTATCTTGGCCTTTGAAAATTCTTATGACTTCATGGCATTGGTGATGAATAAGGATTTCAAGAGACTTGCTGACCATTTGATGACTAAAGAGATTCTTTCTTATTTCGATAAGGTGAGAAACGGTGTCTTCAACGAACAGACTTTGAATGCAGCCGCTGTAAATGCGACAGAAGACTTGAAAGACGATGAGAAGGATTTGCAGAAAACTTATATCGGAATTAGTGACTTTATGAAGAGTGACTATCCTTTGGAGAGTGTGACATCTAAGAAAGCAAGCTAATGAAAATCGAACCAAGTGAGTTCTTGCCTATAGGTAATGAATTTCAGAAAATCTTCGGAATAAGCTTTGGAAAATTCATTGATATGCGGTTTCTTTTAGCGAGAAAAGAGTTAGTCTTCAATCTACTGAAGTTCACAGATTGGCTTGAAGAGTGCTATCCGGATGAGTGTTCCATTGATGGAGTGAGCTATAATGCTGTTGTCGAGCGAAAGTTTGGTAAGCGAGGTGTTAAAATGATTAAGAAGTTGATAGGATGAAGTACATGGGTAGTAAGGCTAGAATCGTGCATGAAATATTGCCGATTATGCTGGACAAGGAACATGATACGTTTGTAGATGCTTTCTGTGGTGGTTGTAGCGTTATTGAGAACGTTCCGGATACGTATCGCAGGATTGCCAACGATAAGAATAGGTATCTTATCGAAATGTGGAAGTATCTTCTGAATGATGGGTTTGTCTTCAACCATATTAGTAAGACGTTGTATAACTTTGCAAGAGACTGCTATCACGGAAAGAATAATTTCTTCACAGAAGCAGGTGTCGGACTAATTGACTTTATGGCGAGCTTTAATGGCCGATTCTTTGATGGTGGCTATAGCGGACATAATGTTGTCGGCAAGAACGGAAAGGCAAGAGATTACATAAGGGAGCAGATAGAAAACACAATGCGTGATGTGCCTCTTCTCAAAGGTGTTGAGTTCTATAGCGGCAGTTATGATGAACTTGTGATACCGGATAGGAGTATAGTGTATTGCGATTTGCCTTACAAAGCTACAAAAAAGTATGATGTATCAAAGAATTTCGATTACGAAAGATTCTATATATGGTGCATGGAAATGGCTAGGAGAGGTCATAAGGTATTTATCAGCGAATACCAGATGCCCCAAGAGTTCAGATGTGTTTGGGAAAAGGAAGTAACCAATTCCCTTAACCCGAATATTACAAAGAGACCTATTGAAAGGTTGTTTACTATTGATTAGAATGAAGAAATGAAAGGAACTTATTGCTTGGAGGATACGCTTTACAATACAAAGCGTTACTTCACTATGGAGAATGGAGTGGTGTCAGGAACAGAACTTGCACAAGAAGACTTTAACGTGTTCCTTGGTCTTGCAAGTCGGCTTGGTTATAATGTAGTGAAATTATGACTAGGCGAGTACACAAGGATTGTCCGTTCACGGCAGAAGAATTGGATGAGTTCAGAGCAGCTTTGTATAATGTGAATACATCTTTTCACTGCTGTAATGCAGCTCCGGTAGACTGGGCGGCAGGATGGCAGCGGAATGATATAAGAAAGACGAGGTAGGATTTCCATAATCGACCAAATACCCACGTGTCAAAGCCGTGTGATGCCCAGCGTGGGGGCGGGATTGTAAACTTAGGAGTCACACGGCTTTATTTTGAAGTTTCATAACTACAAATAGCCTATCGCTAATGGTTGTTCCCTTGGGCAGGGAGATAGTTAATACCGCATCGTAAGATGTGAACACTTAAAATTTGCCGACAACCATTGGCACTTTAATTATAAAACAGGTGAAAGTTCTTGCCGATTTCCTTGCATATATGAAAGAAATTTCGTATCTTTGCAAGTGAATTTCGGTGAGACACACCTTTCAAAAACTGGTTAAAATTTAAGAATATGATTTCATACAAGTACAAGCTATATCGGACGAAGAAGACGAAGCATTTGGATAAGATGCTCCGTGAGGCTTGCTATGTTTGGAATCACGCTCTTGCCTTGCAGAAGAGATATTATAAGCTGTATCACAAGTACATTCCAAGATTTACTATGTATAAGCATTTCTCTAAGTGTTATAAACCAACATTGCTTAATTGTCAAACAGTTAGGGAGGTGTTGGATAGATTGGATATATCTTACAAGCGTTTCTTCAAGCATGATGCGAAGCGTCCACCAAAATTTAAGAAAGCAATAGAATTTGGTTCATTTGCCTTTCAACAAAATGGCTATTCCCTTAGTGGAAACGAGTTTGTGATAAACAAGATAAAGAAGTCATTTAAGTTCTCTCTGAGCCGTCCCTACGATGGCAAGGTCAAGAGGGTGTCGGTCAAGCGAAACAAGTTGGGCGAGTACTTTATCGTCCTTTGCTTAGACAAGCAAGCCGAGTCTTACGGAAAGTCACATGATGGTGCATCCGTGGGCATCGACTTTGGATTGAAGAAGTACATGACTTTGAGCGATGGGCGTGAGATTGATAATCCTCAGTTCCTTAAAACTGACTTGTTGGAGCTTAGACGCAGGTCTCGCAACCTCTCGAAGTGCAAGAAGGGCAGCAATAACCGCAAGCGCAAGAAGCTGGAGTTGGAGCGATTGTATCAAAACATCGTGAACAAGCGTTCCGATTTCCAGTGGAAGATGGCGCATGAGTTGTGCAAGCGTTATGACTTGATTTGCTTGGAGGATTTGAACTTGGAGGGAATGAAGCGTAATTGGGGACGCAAGATGTCTGACTTGGCTCATGGCGATTTCGTTGTGAAGTTGGAACACGTTGCGAAAAAATATGGCGTTCAGGTTCATAAGATTGACCGATTCTTCCCTTCGAGCCGCCTTTGTACTTGTGGTTATAAGAATGATAAGCTGTCATTGAGTGATAGGGTTTGGACTTGTCCTATTTGTGGTGCAGTTCATCCTAGAGACCTCTTTGCAGCTGAGAATATACTTCGGCAGGGCATTGCCGAATTGGGTAGTGGTAGTAAGCCGTCCGAGCAATCGCAAGGGTGCAGCCACGTTAGTCACCCAACAATTCCTTGCAAGTAGCGAGGGAGTATGTCAAACCAGGTCACTGGGGAGGTGTTGACACCAACAAGGGTTTAAATCCCTTGTCATCCACTAATTTTAAAAGGTTAAATTATGAATGAGTATTGTGAGAATTTGATTTCAAATGGAGTTCCTAGCTGGATAGTAGAGGAGGCTTATAAATTTACAATTGAGCCTTTGAAATCAACAGAAGGCTTGGTAGGAATTGATAAGGAAAATAGTGAGCTATATAGAAATGTCATTATCGCAGCCTACATTGAGGGTGCTAGTGCTACATTGGTAAAAGTGCAAAGATATTATGGCGGTGAGGAACATAGTTAGACAATGGAACGAGGCAACAGAAGGATATTCGTACCGCTTTAAAGGTGGAGATATTTTCCTCCGGTTGGTTAAGGCTGAAGGCAGTTATGAATTGCGTAACCCTATAGGTTATGGTGTTCAAGTAGTCAAATGCAAAGACTTGGATGAAGCAGATACAAAAGCCAAGGAAGTGCTAGAAGCGTTTTTTGAAGACAAAGTAAACATAAAAGTTATTTGATTATGGACTTAGAAATGTTGATTGATAAGATAGACTTTAGTCAAGGTGCAAGGCAGATAGCCAAGCAAGCCTTGGAGTTGGGAATGAAATATCAAAAGGAAGGTGCTTGGCATTCGGTTGAAGAATTGCCGGAGTACAACAGACGCATTGTCGGTCTGACTAAGGTTCGTAAGCGTTTCAAGCATCTGAATTTCTTAGGCGAGGAATGGTGGAATAGGTTCACGAAATCAAACGCCATCTATAAATGGGCTTATGTGGATGATTTGATATGATAGTAATCGTAGAAATCCATAATGCTATTTTGTTTTAAAGGTTTGCCCCATCACTATATAATAATGTAGTGGTGGGGATTTTTTTTGTGTTAACGTCAGTAAATTATCGGTGTTATATGTTATGATATATTAAAGAACAAAAGAAACACATTAAAAAGTTTGCATATTTCGGATATTCTTTGTATCTTTGCATTGTAATTAAAAAACAAGGTTACTAATTTAAAAAAGGTGAGACACACCACAAAAACTGTAAGAAGAAAGTGGAAAAGAATAATGTTTATGTAGAGGTGTTGACAAAGATTGCCAGCCTCATGGGTAGAACAAAGGAGTCTATCCAGATGTCGTCTTCAAATACTCATACGAGTATTACGATGTTTGCCGAAAATAATAGCAAGATTATTGGAAATTGGTATTTTGATGCTTCCGATAGCAAGGAGTTGGTGGATGCTACCTTCAATGGTCTGAAGGCTTTGGTTGAGTCTCTTGAGCACAATAAGAGCAATGACGGACAAGCAGCGTAAGTACATAGAAAGTCTTATCAAGAAAGTGTTTCGTAATGCAGATTCGCAGAGCGAAATACTTTCCAGATTGGATAGGGTTAAGATTTCAAGCCATCAAGCTTCAGTAATGATACATGCATTGAAGTTAGAGTGCAATATCGGTCGCTCCGTTCCGGCATATATGTTAATGGCAAACAATCTAAATTCAAAAATGGATGAGTTCTTTAGTATATTAGGGTACGATGAATGACGTATTCTTCAAGAAGAAAAGAAGTTGATATGAAAAAGGTAATTATGATAATAGCCGTTGCCGCCATTTTGGTAGGTTGCAAAGGTAAGGGTACAAGAGTCCAAATCTCGGATTCTGTTGACAAATTCAAGGTCGAGAAATTGTTTGTTGTAGATAGTATAACAGTGTACAGGTTTTATGACAATGGAAATGCTATCTATTTCACTAACCGGAAAGGTAGGGTAGATGCGACCCATTCCGAGTACAATCCGGTTACTCACACATACAATGACGAGGTTAACGAAACTTTATGTGAAGGAGATTGAAAAATGGAAAAGAGATTAACTAAGGAAGAGTTCCTTAAGGACTTATGGCATCCTGCTAGCGAAATGCCTGATAAAAATAGAACATGTTTGGTAAGAGTTGTTTATCATCCTAAACATGGGATGTTTCAAGATGAAGAAAGAATAGAACAATCATCTTTTCACGATTTTGGATGGTATGATTACGATTTCAAATATATTGGAACTAATTATGATATTATTAGCTGGCTCTATATTAGTGATTTACTTCCCAAAGGAAGGAGGTGAACAATGACTAAATGGTACTCTGTAAAAGAAGCTCCAAACTACGAAGAATGGATTCTTACAGAATGGTATGATGGAGACGATGGAGGTCTTAAGTACGAAGCTGATTATCTTTACTCTTTTGTTTATTGGAAAGATTATGTAAGGAGAAACAACATCACAAAGTGGTGTTATATTAAAGATATAAAAGATTAGGTATATGAAAGTACTTAAGAAGATTTTTGGTGAGCATGTTTTCGATAATCGAAATAAAGGCTTGTAGTGTTAGTCCGAATTTAAAGAGGAGGTTTGATTATGAAATTATCTGAAATAGAATTAGATTTTTTGTATGAGAAATCTGCCGAGTTGTTTAGAGATAAAGTAAAACAACGAGGGGAAGATTATGAACATGATAATAGATGCGCTTGCCCTGAAGCAATTCGCAGAACTCATCTACGAACTCTTGCAAGAGAATCTATAGAAGATGTTAAGATTTTAATTGAAGAACTACGTAATAATGGTTATGAAGCTTAATAAAATGGTTTTTGACGATAAGAAAATAGAAGCTGCTGCTAATAAGCATATTGAGACAGAGTATGCTAGATACAATAGTGGCGAGGTTGAGGAAGAAATGATTTGTCTTAGGGGCAAAGATAGCTTCAAGGCTGGCGCTAAGTGGGCTATCAATGAGTTGATGAAGAATTTATGGCATCCAAATACAAAAGAGCCAGATAAGAGCAAGAGCGATATTATTACCCTTGGTTTTGATAACGATGCTTATCTACAATTTAAAGAATCCATTCTTTGGAATGAGGAATCTTGGAGACATTCGATTAGCAGATGCCAAATCATCAAGTGGGCTTATTTATCTGACATACTGCCAAAGCAGGAAGGAGGTGAGCAATGAAGACTTTTATTTTTGATGTTATGCTCAACGGAAGATTCATCTGCACATTAAAGTATAAATATTGTGCGCTCTTCCCGATAGATTTTGAAAAATTAGAGAAGTTCGTCCTTTTAAAGAGACCTACTTTGAAAGGCAAGGATTTTAGAATTGCGTTTTGATTATGTATTTTGAATATAGAATAGTCAAGATTGAGAAAGGTTTGTTTCTCATCGAGTATAAGACCGCTCCTTATGGAGTTTGGCATGAAGTAGATAAAAAGTTCAAAACTAAGCCAAAGGCAGAAGCTTGGGCTAGAAAGAACTTAGTTTAATGAAGTAAAGCGTATGAATGGATTGTTATCAATGATTGGTATGCAAACTGAATTGGAATACCAAATGGGTGATGATTTTCCTTTCGGTGTTCCACGTATCAGATTTAATGTTCCAAATGGCAACATTCCATCCGATAAGCAGAAGTGCTAGCCAAAGGCGCAGCATGAGTTCACCATCAAAGGTATTAAGATTATGGCAGCTTCAAAGAAAGATGCTATTAAGAAGTTTAATCATCGTAAAAAGTAAAGCGTATGTTGTACGAAGCAAAACAGGGAAGTAAGGCTTATGAATACATTAAGAGTATTCTCGATGCAGAATTTGAAGAGCATCAAGCCTACATGAAAAGAGTAGAAGAAGCCGTAGGTTTCAAATTTGAAAAATATCAGGGCTATCAGCCTAACAGAACTCTCACAAGAGAGTACGAGATTACCGCTATATGGGTTCTTTCTGAGCGTTACGATACGTTAGATAAGAAGGTGTGGAAGAAGGTAGACGGCGTAAAATTGGAGGACGGTTACTATATAGCTATTGCGCCTAACAAGCGTAGTAAGCAAGGTAAGGCAATAGCAGCAGTACTTACATCATATAAATCCTTTACTCATCATTTCAAGATATTGAAGGAACTGAATATCGAAGTTCCGCACGTCAGCCGATTCTCCATCACCCAGCTTTTACGTCACAAAGACCGCATTTTCGTTTACTTTGATGATAGTATTAGAGCTGAGAAGCAAAATCCAGACTTCGTGGAAATCACGATAGGTGAGTATGAGGATTTCATTAATAGCAAAGATTAGAGCGTATGAATAAATTAGAATATATTCCAGGAGATATAGTAAAAATTGAATATGGAGAAGCTACTGGAAAAATAGGTATCGTAACAATTACTTTTTTAAGAAGAAAAGGTTGCTATAGTCTTGTTGTATTTATTGGTAAAGGGTTTCAAGGTTCTTCTAAAGACGATTGGATTCAAACTTATAATGATGAGGTATCTCCGATTCCTCTCACTACTGAGATTCTAGAGAAGAATGGATGGGAGAGAAAAGTGATGAGCAGAGGAATAAAGAATAGTCATTTGGTATATACAAAACCCGATATTGAAGAATATGGATATTTCCCTATCTACATAGAAAAAGGTATCGGTAAAGAGTTTGATGTATATCCGTTTACTGACAATAATGTTTGTAAACCAATTGCATACATTAAGTATGTTCATCAGTTACAGCACCTTCTCTTCGGTCTAGGACTTAACTCAGAAATGGAGGTGTAGGTATGAAAAGAATAATAGCAATTATAAAGTTTTCTATATACGCAATGGTCATGTTATTGTTTATTCTATCAATACTGACAGCAAAAGGTATATTGTGTATCGTAAGATTAAAGCCTTATGATTTCGATAATCTTCCTAAGTTCTTGCAAGACAAAGCAAGGAAGCTGTCAAATGTGGTTGAAAATTTAATGAATTGATTGTTTAACCGCCTTCGGGCATAAATAGTAGTAATATGACATCAGAACAAGTAGCAAAAGTATTGAGTTCTCTAGGTAAACGAAAGGTCTGCTTTCAGCATGGAGACAAAGTAGAGATAGTTAAGGGAATCAACGTAACAAATGATAACGTGATTCTGATTAGTGAACTTCCTTCGAGCACAAATAGTTAGAATATGAAACATATTAAGTTTACAATAGATATAACATTGTCTCCTGATAAAGAGTTCCTTACGAAGGAAGACTTTGTGGAGGCAGTATATACATGTTATGGAAACATTAGAGATGTTGCTCCTGATACAATAATAAAGATTGATTAACCATCCGCAAGGATATAAATAGATAGATTATGAGTAATAGACATTCGTATGAAAGATACGAAATACCAGACATTAAAGGTCGCAAATACGCAGTAGTTCTTTTTTCCGAAAATAGAAGTGTGGTTCATAACGGAATTCCTAGTACTACAATGGGATTTGTAGCTATTGATTTAGATGCAAATACTTATAAAGATTAATCATTCTTTATAGGATATAAATATAAGTAATATGGAAGATAAAGATATTATGTCAGAGTTAAAATTGGAATATAGAAACAATATTGTATATTTTAATGGGTTAAAGATTAATGCTTATACAGCAGAAGGAATGCGATTGATAAGCAACCTTCTTAAAAAGGGATTATACGAAATTGGAAAAGAGTTGGAGAATGTTTCTAACTCTAAGTAAAAAGAAAAGAATATGGACTTAGTAATTACAATATTAGGTTGGATTGCATTAGGTGTTATATCTGCTTATCTGTTGGCAATAGTAGGTAAAATAATCTTTGATGCTGCAACCGCTGATTATAAGTTATACAAGCATGTAAGATTGTGTCGCAAGAGATTGCTAAGACAGCGATATGAAGATTATGCTTGGCTATTATTCCAGTTAGAGAAAGATACGGAAGTTTTCAATCTTACTCATAACACAAGAGATTGGACTTTTGAAGATTGGAGAGAATTTTATCTTAAAAAAGCAAAGGAGGGTAAGTAATAAATATAATCTTCATATACGTAAAAGTATTAATGATATAAAGAAATGAATTATGACTTTAATGGAATTACAGAAAGAAATTGTCGCTATGATTGCTAAGTGTGGTTCAGAAACTCTTGTTGTTAGAACTGATAGCCAGAGTTGGATAAAAGACATAAACTGCCTAAAGCACGCAAATATTGATGGTAGAGAAATGATAATCATTAGTTAAGGAGGGGGAATAATGAGTAAAATGAACGTTAAGGAGTCTCTCTTAGAAGTTGTTAAAAGCAATAACTTAGAGATAATAAAAATAGATTTATTCAACGATTTTGAGTTGTTCGTAAGGGAAGGTACTAGGGAACGTAATGAGTATTGCAAGACTTATGCAACATTAGACGATTTGGATTTTGATGTAGAGGCTTTCTTGCTTAATGATGAAGTACGTGGAATTGTATACTGCCAAGATAAAGACACAAAAGAACCAGTGTGGATTGAACCTTGGAGTGACGAATGCTGTTCTTGGTGGCAGGTTAGTAGAGTTCCAAAGTTCTATAAAGATAAATCTTTAGTAAGAAAAGTAATTTACTAATTAAAAAGTTAAAGAATTGAATATGATAGGAGATATAATATTATTCTTAAAGAAATGGTGGAAGCAAAATATTACTTGTCACCATGAGTATGTCTATAAAGAATTAGGCAGAATCAATTTTGAAGAGTGTCGAAAGTGCGGAAGAATAAAAAATTACATAGGTTAAAATTGAGGAAGGTAAGCAATGAGTAAAGAAAAAGCTATCGAGAAAATACAATATGCTAAAATGCAAGTTGCTTCTGTATATGCATGTTCTGCTATCTTTGATGAAAAGACAAAGGTAATAGAAGGCAGACAGAAAGAACTTGAAAAAGCGATTGTCAATTTGCATGATGCAATTAAAGAGTTGGAGGATTGATTATGACAAGAAAAGAAGCAATGGCTTTCGCTATCAGCGTAGGAAAGCCGATAAGACATAACTCATTTTCAAAAGGTGAGTTTGTTCAATACAAAGGAAAGGAGTTAGTTGACGAAGAAGGAACTATCCTTCCTCAACAAGAGTTTTGGGCTATCCGTTCAGGTGGCTCTTGGGAGAATGGATGGGAAGAATATAATGATAATTGATTATGACAAGAGAAGAATTACAAAATAAACATGGCGATGCTATCTGTGAGTATTGTAACAAGAACATTATCTCAGAATATAACATCGGCATAGGTGGGCTTTGCGAAGGTCAGTATTGTGAGGAAGCACAAGATGGTTACGCAGCAGAAAATAACATAGAGTTGGAGGATTGATTATGATACAAAAACAGACATGGAAGGATGAAATCAGAATTTTAATAACTGATGAAGAAAATCATGGCTCTGTTCAAATATCTATTCCATTATATGTTAGTGATATTTTCGGCAAGGCTGATGCTCTAATATACGCTCTTTGGGTTGATGTTGTTTATAGAAGAAATGGTGTTGCACAACGCCTGTTACAACTCGCAGAACAACAGGCTAAGTTAAATGGGGTGAAGAAAATCGGATTGGAATTTGATAAAGATGAATCTGATAGATTTGTTCTAGATTGGTATCTCCGTAGTGGTTATAAACTATTTGATAAGAAAAGTAATTTATTAATTAAAAAATTGGAGGAATAGTTATGTCTTGGTTAGCAGTAGATAAATGTGGCTGTGAACATATTTTTGCAGAAAAACCTTGCAGAAATGAAAGTAATACATTATGGATTTGCTCTGTCGTATATTTATATGGGCAGAGGTACGCAAATACCGGTTGCTGTTACCTTCCTAAAGGCAGCATCAAGAAGCTCATCGGAAAAGAATTGTCTTGGAAAGATGAGCCAGTAGAACTTAAAGAAGATTGATATGGAAGAATTATTAAAGGCATTATTGGATGTATATATTCCAGTATTAAATGCTAATTGCAAGAAAACGTTTGCATTCTTAGATGAATACGTTCCTCCACCCACAAGGAAGGAGAGACGTAAACGTGAAAGAGAACTTAAAAAGAAGTTCCCTCTCGATTTGAGTAAGTTTATAGAATCACATAGAACTTAAAGAAGAATAGTTATGAAAGAATATGTAATAACAGATGAGTTACGAGAAAAGATTATCAAGTGGTTTAATAACATTGCCGAAGAAGCTGATACTCTAACTACTGGTAACGTCTCACACAAGAAAGCTATGATTAAAGGAATGGCAGCACGCTCTGCTGAGTTTGTCGAGAGATATAGTGTTGGCATTGCTGATTGTGCAAGTGATTTAAAATAACAGCTTATGAAAATAGGAAATATAAAGTTCAAAGCTAAACGTCTTGACAACGGAGAATGGATAATCGGAAGTTTTGTTGTAATGAAGATTCCTGCACTTAGCAAAACTACTATAGGTATCGTAGCAGCAGACGGTGCAACGCTTTATGAAATTGACCCTTCTACCATCTGTATGTTCACAGGACTAACAGACAAGAATGGAATACCTATCTATGAGGGGGATATTGTTATGCACAAAGATAACAATGCGGAAAGAAGAGGTGATATTAATTGGGATAGTAAAGCTGCTGCTTTCTGTTTTGGGCAAGATTTCTTATTCTACTACTCTTCTGAAGATATGGTTGTTGTTGGTAATAAATACGATAAGTAGGAATAGCGTATGATAGAAAAGATATTAGAAATAGTAGCTCAAAGACTGAATGCTTTAGCCACAAAGATTTTTAAGGAAGAGTCTTATCCTTATCTTCCTCCTCTTTCAAGAAGAGAACGAAGAAAGTTTGAACGTGACAACCAAAAAGCTGAGAAGAATATAGCATTATGTCGTAGATGCATGAAGAACTCTCCTAGTTGGTGGTGTCCAGGAGAATGTTGCTATTTCTTCCCTTATCGAAGACACGTATTATTTGGAGATAAAAATAAGTAGTATATGGAAATTGTAATTTTATATATAAGTGTTAGTCTAATTTACATCTTTCTTGTTTGCTTGGATGGAGAAGATGTAAAACCGAAATGGAAACAATGGCTAGCTGACAAACTAGGCATCAAGCCAAAGATAGAGGTTAGATACATAAAGCCACAAGTCGTTAAGCTTCGTTCAAGAGTTACAATGTCGAATTTTGAAATGCAATACTATTGCCGTGACAAATCTGGCATGGAGCAATTGAAGAGAAGAGCAATAGAAAGTGTGTACGATGAAATTCTTAAGGGAATGAAGGCAAACGAATTGGTTTCCATTTCGCAATATAATGACATTTATAGTAATAACACTATTTATGAGGGGACATGTGAAATTTATAAAAACAAGTAGTATATGAAGATAAGACAAGCTAAGAAAATCTTGAATATGATGGCGAAAGGAACGGACACACGTTACTTCGATTCAAAATATACATTCAAGAAAGAGAGTAGATTCATTCCTAGATTAAAGAATCTCTATCAGAAAGCAACTATCAGATGGAATAAGGTAAATATGCCGAGTGCTAACGTTAGTTTGTTTCGTTCAATTTTGAGAACTTCAAAGGAATGCGGTCGTTGTAAACATTTCAATGGTATGCTCGCAGGAAGATGTACTAAACTACATGAGTATGTTGAAAGCAGCGATTGGTGTCATGGAACGTTTTTCCATAGAAAGTGAGGTTGATATGAAAATAAGACAAGCTAAGAAGATAATTAAGCAAGTCTATAAGACTAGATATTGGGCATATAGGCAAGGCTATTATTGTGGCAAGAAGGATGCAGGAAAGCTAGCTGGAGACCATCGTTTGTTAAAGGCTATGCGTCTAACAAAGAAGTGGGAAAGTCGCAAGATACGAAATGATGTGAATAAAATACTGGAGAAGAATCCGTTCAAACCGAGGGATCTTCAACGTAGTGCTTTAATATTAATGAGATATGGATGTAGCAAAGCTTAATCAGGAAATTTTAGGCGTAGATTTGGAATACAAAAACGTCTATATTGATGCTGAGAACACAAGAATGATACGTGCCAAATTACCTTATGGGTATTGCGATTTGGTTCGCACAGATGTGTGGAATGGTCGTGTGAATCATCCGGAAGAGCATGATATTGTAAAATATACGGCAATCTCTTGGTATATGGAAGAATTTGTCGGTGGAGTTGATTTAGGTCGCAACTACATGCATGCTAAATATAAGTTCTTTGAGTTGGTTGTGAATAAAAAATATATTTTGGAAATGAAACATAAGAAAAATGAAAATGCTAGATAATAAGTTAATCATAGATATTCCTAAAGGAATGGAAGTGGACATTGAAAAAAGTGACTTGAAAGTGGGCATTATAGCATTCAAGAAGAGACCATTCAGCTATGAGGATGTTATATCTACTTTAATAGACCGTGGCCTTAGCCCTGTCGTTGCTAATGTTACTAATAGTAATGTAGAGAAAATTGTTGCATTGGATAAGTTAATGGATATAGCTAAGTGTTATAATGGAGATTGGAAACCGGATTGGAATTCTAAAGAATGCAAGCATAATATCATGCGAACCAGCGAATACGGTATTACTTCTAGTAGTGATTATAACGAAGGTGCTATTTACTTCAAGAACAAAGAAGATGCCCAAGCCGTTATTGATAATCCGAATTTCAGAAGCATTCTTGATGCAATCTATAAGGACTAAGGCTTATGAAGGAAATGTTCTTTAAAAGTGTAAAGTTCCGTGAAGTTCAGCATTTGGCATTCTCGGATGAATATATAACTGCATACGTATCGGTGAACCATGTTCCTAAGATACACCTAAGTGTAAATACACCTCGTGATGAATATGGGTTTGCGAAAGGTAAATCAAAGCGTTACTTTAGAGTGGGGTTTGGAAAATGGCTCACCGAACGAGCGTTTGTTAAGAAATATTTTAGTGAAGAATAAATGAATATAAAAAAGTCAGATATGGGAAATAAGATTAATGTAGCGGAAATCCTAAAGGATAAGTCGCAAGGAACTAAGTTGTACGACTTATTACGCAATATAGACGTAGAGTTAGATAAAGTCCACACAACAGACGTTGGTACTTATATAGAATGTACATCAACTAATGAAGTAGGCAGTACTCTTTTGTTTGATTATTCAAAACTAGGTACAGAAAAATGCTGGCTTGAAGGCTTACGGATTCTCCTTCCTTCTAAGAATATGCGTGACTGGGGCAAGTTCGCCTGGAAGAAGGGCGATTTGCTTATCAATAGTTGTGGATTTCAGTGCATTTTCAAAGAATGGGCATCTGATGATTATACAAAGTTCAACGGATGCTATTCTAATAGCAGGGATGGTTACGAAGACGTATCAAATGCAGAAACAGCTAAGTTTGTCAAGTTAGATAACAATATTGCCTATGGATATGTCAGAGAGATTGAAAGAAAATTAGGAGGAATATTAAACCTCACCACTTTGGAGATTGAAAAGCAGTATGAGTTCAAGGATGGGGATATAGCTTTTGCCGACTATGGTAATAGACAAAATGTATTTGTAGTATCAGACAAAACTGATTTATCAGAAGGTTATAGCTCATTTATTTCTTTAGATTTAAGTAGTCTAACTTTGAGTATGGGCTGCAGAATTAGTTTCTTTAA